CTGGCGATGGTTCTGGCGATGGTTCTGGAGGAGGATCAGGAAGCGGCATAGGAACAGGCTTAGGAGCTGGTAGCGGTACACGCACTACAGACTCTCTCTTCGGTGACATGCTACAGTTATCAACACAAATAGGAGCTACACAAGAACTTCTTAAGCCTTTTACTTTTGTTCCTGTTTCTTCAATACAACAAGCACCACAGTTACGCACTAGACCTCCGGGCATGCTGACTAATAGCACTTTACTACAAAGGTATAGACAATAATGACATACTTACAATTAGTCAACAGCGTATTGCGTAGACTTAGAGAAGATGAAGTAACATCAGTTTCTCAGAACAGCTACTCTAAACTTATTGGAGAGTTTGTTAACGATGCTAAACGCACCGTAGAAGATGCTTATGACTGGACAGCTTTGCGTACTACACTGACTGTAACCACAGACGATACAACCTTTAACTATGTGTTGACTGGCTCACAGAACAGGATGAAGCTGTTAGACGTTATCAACGACACCTCAGACTTCTTCATGCAGTATCGGCCTTCTCGCTGGATGGACAACGCTTTCTTGATTGAGACACCTCCTCTTGGGTCTCCGCAGTTCTACAGCTTCAACGGTGTTAACGCTGCTGGTGACAACGCTGTGGACATCTACCCCAAGCCTGACGGTGTGTATCAATTAAGGTTTAACGTGGTACTACGTACAGCAGACTTTACAGAAGATACAGAGACTCTGGCAGTGCCTTCATCACCTGTTGTGCAGATTGCTACAGCACTGGGTGCTAGAGAGCGTGGAGAGACTGGTGGTACAAGTGCAGCAGAGTTGTTTGGACTTGCTGACAGAACATTGTCTGACGCTATTGCTATTGATGCGTCACAACATCCTGAAGAAACTATCTGGTATTCTTAATGGCTCAACAACTACAGAACATTACAATATCTGCTCCGGGCTTTGCTGGTCTTAATACACAGGACTCACCCATTGGTGTTGATCCCTCGTTTGCTGCTGTTGCAGACAACTGTGTTATTGATCAGCTAGGTCGTATTGGTGCGCGTAAGGGCTGGGAAGAGGTTTCTACTAACGGCTCTTCTGTACTAGGTACTAGCCGTGGTATAGAAACTGTGTACGAGTTCATTGACAACTCTGGCGATAAGGTTGTGCTGTCAGCAGGTAACAATAAAGTATTCTCAGGCACTACAACGCTTACAGATGTTACTCCTACTGGGTACACGCCTACCGCTAACAACTGGAAGACAGTAACACTAAATAATCATGTTTACTTGTTCCAACGAGGTAACGAGCCTTTACTAGCTACAGACGAGTCAGGTTCTTTTGTGTTGGAAGAGATGTCAGCTCACAGCCACAGCACCGGTACTCCTCCGTATGGCAACGAAGTTTTAGCAGCCTATGGTAGACTCTGGGTAGCGGATGTTACAGGTAACAAGCACACTGTCTATTGGTCTGATCTACTTAATGGTCATCACTGGACAGGAGGCACATCAGGCTCGTTAGACGTTACTACTGTATGGCCTACAGGCTTTGACGAGATAACGGCTCTAGCGGCCCACAATGGCTTCCTAATCATCTTTGGCAAGAAGTCTATACTGGTGTACTCAGGAGCCTCTTCTCCTGCTAATATGACGCTTACAGACACCATAGAAGGCGTTGGTTGCATAGCTCGTGACTCAGTACAGCACACAGGCACAGACATCATCTTCTTGTCTGAGACAGGTGTACGTAGCTTTGGCAGGACTATACAAGAGAAGTCCATGCCTATGCGTGACATCAGCAAGAATGTACGCACAGACTTGTTGTCTTTGATCCCTTTACAGACTAATCCTATCAAGTCACTGTACAGCTCTGAAGAAGCCTTCTACCTGTTAACACTACCTGACAGCAACACTGTGTACTGTTTTGACATGCGTAGAGCGTTAGAGGACGGTTCACACAGGGCTACTACATGGTCAGGTATGTATCCTCTGTCCTTTGCTGTACTAGAAGGCGGTGAGATATACATAGGCATCTCTTCAGGCGTTGTTGAGTACAAAGGCTATATGGACGGTACTAACAAGTACGAGATGCGATACTTCAGTAACCCTATGGACTTTGGTAACACATCTAACCTGAAGTTCCTGAAGAAGTTTAACTTGACTATTATTGGTGGTCAGAACACACCTACTACACTTAACTGGGGTTATGACTACACAGCTAACTACACTAAGCAAGCCTTTACATTTGGCTCTGCTAACATTGCTGAGTATGGTATAGCTGAGTACAACACCACAGGCGAGTACACCTCTTCTATCCTCATCAACACTCCAAAGGTTAACACCAGCGGCAGTGGTGAGGTAGTAACCATTGGTATAGAAGCAGAAGTCAATGGTGCTGCTTTCTCAATTCAAAAAATCGACATACACGCTCTACTAGGGAGACTTATCTAAATGTCTAATTACACTAAGACAACTAACTTTGCTACAAAGGATTCTCTCCCTTCAGGCAATGCTGCGAAGATTGTGAGAGGGACAGAGATAGACACTGAGTTTAACAACATCGCGACAGCTAGTGCTACTAAGGCTAACTCAGCTGATCCTACATTTACTGGTACTGTAACAGCCGCTACCGTAAACGTAACTGGTACATTGACGGCTGGAACAATTACTGGAGGGTCTTACTAATGGCTATTGATATGTACGGGAACTACACACCCGATGCTAATCCTTTTATATCTCAGCCTTCTAATGCTTTAACAGGTTTTGTACCGCCGTTAGACACAGCGTCTATGGATGCTCAGATAGCTTCAGCAGGTGTTATACCTCAAGCATCAGGCGGCTTTTTAAGTAGCGCCTTTGACTTTTTAGGTAGTGATACTTTTAATCAAGCACTACGTACAGGTGGTCAGTATTACTTAGGCCAAGAAAACATTAAGGGTGCACAACAGCTAGGCCGCGAGACTCAAGCAGGTGCTCAAGCTTTAGCTCAAGAAGCACGGGCAGGTACAGAGTTTAAACCTTACACCGTTACAAGCGGCTTGGCTAACGTAGCTACAGACCCTACTGGCGGGTTTGCTGTAAACCTATCTCCAGAACAACAAGCTCTACAGGCGCAGCTACAGGGCCAAGTAGGTGGTTTGTTTGGTCAGGTAGGTGCAGACCCTGCTACAGCACAAGCTGCTCTCTATGAGCAAATGAGAGCTACACAGCGTCCTGAAGAAGAGCGTCAGCGTCTAGCACTAGAAGAGCGTATGCTGTCACAGGGTCGCCTAGGTTTAGGCTCTGCTGCTTACGGTGGTTCTTCTCCTGAGCTACTGGCACAAGAGACTGCTCGTCAGGAAGCTATGGCCCGTGCTAACTTAGGTGCGCGTCAACAAGCAATGGCTGAACAATCTCAAGCTGCTCAACTGGGTGGTATGCTACAGGCTGCGGGCTATCAGCCACAGCAGCAAGCGTTGTCTATGTTGTCTGCTAGTCAAGTACCTGCTGGCTATGCTGATATTGCTCGTAGGACTGGTACTGAACTGGCTACACAGATGGGTCTGGGTGGCTTGGAAGCAAGACTACAAGCGGAAGACTTAGCTAATCGTCTACAGCTACAGCAAGGGGAAGCAATCTTAGGTTCTTTGTTTGGTCAACAAGCCACAACTCAAGAGCAAATACTTAATAGAATACTTAATCCTGACGGTGCTGCTTTAGCAGGTGTAGAAGGGCTGTTAACGGGAGGTATTGATTGGTTAGGTGATAAACTAGGTTTCGGAGGATAAGATAATGGCTAGAACAGATATTGCAGGACTCCTTACGGGCATGCCTAGCAGCCGTCCCGATCCTCTGGGAGCAGGGATTAACTCAGAGCAGCAGCGGTTAGCCTTTGGCGCACAACGCGCACAAGGTATGCAACGAAGCTTTCGTGGAGCTATGGGACAAGACCCGCGTACTACTTCTGAAAAACTACAGATGGCTATGGCTAGTTTAGACTTAAGCAAGCCAGAGGACTTACGCAAACTGGCGGGTATACAACAGGCTACTGGAGACTTGGCTGGTGCTGCTAGGACTGCTACTGCTTTAAAACAATTAGAGCAAGACCAAGCAATTAGATTAACTTTAATTAAAAGAGCCAAGACTATGGGCAATAATGACATGGTAGAGTTCTTGTCTAACGGTGGTGATCTTGGGGCTGCTACTACTATACTGTTTAGACAGCCAAAAGATATTAAGAAGCCTTCAGTCGCGGGACTAACTGATAACGAAATACTTTTGTATGATGCAATCTTAGGTAAAATAGACCCTAGAGAACAAACTATGTGGAAAAGGGATTTAAGCACGGCTGATAAAACAATAGTTTTCCAAAGAGCAGAAGAAGCTGTATCAGAAGCAAGGGATAGAGGAGTAACTTTAACTAGAGAAAAAGCATTAAGAGAGGCTTTAAAACAACCATTGCCTACAGTAATGACAGACGATGAATTCGGAAATAAATTGGTTATAAAGTGAGATAAACATGGCGCTTAATCCTAACCCCCGTAGTGGTG